CTGTAATTCCCGAACTCGCCCAACTTTGTGTTTCCGGCTTTCTTGTGATGCATCAGATTCAGTTTGCCGCCTGTGGTCTGGGTGAAGAACGACATCAGGAACGGGTTACCAGTCCCGGTCATCACCACGACGTCAGGTAACGCTACATCGGTATACAGATAAATTCCCAGACCGAACTGGTTGTTGGTCAGTGCGCCTGACAGTCGAAACTTACAGCTCAGTCTGCCACCCCGTGTCAGCAGGGAGACTGCGTCATCCACCGGATGCATCAGGGACCAGGTTTTATTGCTCTGCTTGGTAACCTTAAACACACCATCTTCCAGCGCAACACTGCCGCCGGTGATGGTCCAGCCCTGCGCAGCAGCCTCTCCGGCTGTCGGCAGCAGGGAGACTGTACGAACGGATGTGTCACCATCAGACGGCCCCGATGGAGTGTCGCCGCCGGGCGAGGGTTTGATTTCCGGTGCCTTACCACTGATGAAGGCTGAGGTGCGCCCGGCTGCGTTCAGAATAGCGGTTGCCATACGATCCGGAATAATGCTCCTGCGCGCCCATGAACTGAAATGTGTCGGGCGGTTTGATGATACCCAATTGCCATTACTACGGGATTGCGCGCCGTAATAACCTGCATCAGCAATATCCGGGTCTTCTGCCGGTAAGTTGGTGGGCGTGTTGTTGCCGTTACCGTCGGTCATGAACGGCACAAAGAAAACGTTGTCGCTCTCCCTGTTTTTGTACGCGCCATAGACGGAGTCATACTGTGTGCCGTATGTGTTTTTCCAGTAATACGTCGTGTCGCCACAAATCCACGGTACAACTGCAGCACTGCCGCCATGGCACTGCGCGTTAAATCCGGAAAGGTCAGTACGGAACTGCTTCAGCATGGCCGTGAACAGGTCCGGTTGCTGTGCGTAGGTGGCAGCGCTCATGTCAAATTCGCCCTGCATCCAGCACACCGCCAGCAACACATTTTTCGGGTTCTTCTGTAATGCCGCTTTGGTGCGTGCGATCAGGTCCTGATATAACGGTTTACCCACACCCCAGCGTGCCGAATCCTGGCTGGCCCCCGTGTCCGCACTGAATGTCCCCTCCGCGCCCTGGGTGAATGCCGAACCACCACGACAGCATGGTACCAGCAGGATCCCCGCGTTATTCGGGATATACGGAAGCAGTTTTTTGGCAATATGTAAGCCCTGGCCGACACAGCCGTACTGCCCTTTGCTCAGGTCTGCCTTCGGATGATTCAGTGCGCTCATATCCTGAACATCATGCAGGCAGTGGTCTGCCGGAATGATGTCGTTAAATGCGCATGCTTTACCACCGGGAGTCACTGTGTTGCGACGGGCCAGTTGCTTAATGCGTGGGTGGGGCGCATCGTAAGAATCCGGCAGCGGCATTCCCTCACCATATGACATGGCATTGGATTGACCAGCAAGTACCACCACGTAATACCACTCCGGCACGCTGCCGTGCTGGGGGGAATCAGGTGAGATGTCTGTAGTGCCATCGGCCACCATTGCCTGCATTAGATACCACGGGGTGCCGGGTTCGTAGGCAACCCGCGTCTCCCCCTGAAGATGCCACCCTTTCGCAAGATGTTCATTCACCTTTTGAGTCAGTTCAGCCTGTGTCATGGCTGTAATCAGTGCAAAGTTCTTACTGGTCATTGTGTTACTCCCGTCTGGTGTGTCAGTTCGGCTATTCTCTTATCCAGTTCAGCAATGGCCCGTTTATCCGCGTTACAGGTTTCCAGTGCATCCAGAAGGCGGTCGCCCCATATTCCGAGGTTTCCCCATGTGGGTGGGTCAGGGAAGGGGGGAGGCGTTACCGGCATGGTCAGCGTCTGCGGTATAAGCCGGACTGACGGCGCTGGCCCTGGCGCGTTCTGCGTGCCTGCGCAACCTGTCAGTAAAACGAGCGTCAGGCAAAGCGTGGGCGCATTCATCTTTTGCAATATCGTTGCGTAGCTGTTCACGTCTTACCTCTCCGTCCTGATTGCGTTGCTGATTTTCCGCGCGGAGCTGAGCCAGCACCTGCTGCATATCCTGTACCCCGGCGCTGATGATATTCAGTGTGTCGACGGTACTTTTCAGGGTGCTGGCCTGCGCTTCGTTTCTGGCGTTCTCCCGGCCCAGCGACCACGACAGACGCATGGATGTAATCAGAAGGAAAGCGACGCCAAGCGTGGGCCAGAGCTTCATGCCGGATAGGCTCCGTGTGGTAACTGAAAATGCGGTCCGTCTTTCAGGGTCTTCCAGTCGCCGCCCCATTCCACCGGAATATTCAGTTCCTGGCTGGCCTGTCTGAATGCTGCTGCGATTTTTTCGTACAGCGGCCATTCCCATGACACCTGGTTGCCGACATAAGCCACAACATCCACGGCATGCCCTGTGAGATGGCGACTGTTCATGGTCTGGCTCTTGCCTGTGGTCACGAGCTGCTTCTGACGATAACGACTGCGCAATCCTTCGGTGATACCAAAATCCACTTCCGAGATTTCCAGCGCCCGTCGGGTCACTTTCACCAGATCAGGATTTACACCCTGCAAATTCTTTTCGCTCCGGCTGCTGAATTTAAATGTGTTGCTCATTCGTTCCTCTCCTTCACCCTGCGATCAAATATTGCAATAACCTTGTCGCGTGCTTTCTCTGCGCCCATAAAACCGATTGAGGCACCAAAAAACGTCACTGCATCCTCAGGGATCCCGAAGAAGCGCAGCGACCCGGCCACGGCCATGGCAAGAACGCCGCACGCCAGCGATCCCGTTACGGTCTGAACCAGTGTTCGTCCGTCATAAAGACTCATCAGCGCGGAAATGCTGACCGCCGCGCCTACTGCATACACCGTTGGCAGGTGGTCAAAGAGCCACGCAATAACCTGCTCTGTGATCCCTGTTTGAATGGTGCTCACTGCTACTCCCCCCACAACTGAATCATTTCTCGTTTCTTCTTCTCCGGCTCCGGCATCTCCACTTCCTGCCCGGTGTCCAGAAATACCTGCTGACAGAGTCCGGGGTTGGCATCCAGCACCTTTTCGGTGACGCCCTGTGTCGTGCCGTAGTACCGGAAACAGAGCGAATCCACGGTGTCACCTTCCAGTGCCTTCACTTTCATCAGCACAGCTCCGCAAACATTCGCGGTCGTCCCAGAATGTCAGAGATGGCCCAGCTCACATCGCGCCACAAATCCGATGTCTGTATATCCAGTGCGTCCGCCCGGCGGTCGCCCTTGTCCGTTGTGTCCGCATCGCGGTAACGCTCCAGAATCAGGGCGCGTGTGGCGGTATAAACAGCATTGCGCCAGTGCCAGAGATTGACGCTTTCTCCGTTAATTACAGGGGCCGGAACATCGGCCAGCGTCTGATAGCCAGCCGCCTGTTGTTCCTGCTGCCATGCTTCCAGCTCGCGGGTAACGTGTGCTATGGCCCCGGTGGCGGTATGCAGCAGGCGGGAGGTGGTCACGCGGCCCGGCAGTCGTACCGCCAGACGCAGCTCGCGCAGCACAATATCCGGCCAGAATGCACCCGCTGAAATACGGGTATCGCCATCATCGGTGTCGGTGATGTCGTCCTCTGCGGGGCCGGGGTTAGTTCTGGCAACCATACTCATGGGGTTCACTCCTGAAAAAATCGGGCGGTGGGTGCGCGGTGTAAACGGTCACGGAGTCAAACCGGAACACCGCGCACGCCGCCCGCTGACGGGGTCAGTCGTTAACCGCGCTTTGCCTTCTGCGTCGCGGTGGTTTTTCGTGTTGCAGGCTTCTGCGTTGTCTTTTTACTTTTGCTGCTTTCGTCCTGCGTCTGCTGTGCGCTGGCGTCTTCTGGTGCGGCTGCGGAATCGGCTTTTTTCAGGGCGCGGGAAAGGGTTGCAATCTCGCGTTTCACACCTGCGTTCGGGTTCAGGTGCATCGCTTCGCGCAGCAGCTTCAGTGATGAGGCCATGTTGTCTGCATCGGTCAGGCCACGACGGGCAAAGGCACACGCCTTGCATAATTTGGCGCGCACTTCGTCCGGCATGTCCTGGTTGGCGACAATTTCCCAAAGTGTGTCCAGTGGTTCGATAAAGGCGGATAAATCCGCGTCGGCATCCGTCCCGGCCTGCGTCAGTACCGGGTTGCAGATTTCTTCGGTCAGTACCGTGGCAGCAGTACGGCCAAAGTTATCCGGCATGATGAGGTTGTGACGGACCACATATGCACCAATACGCAGCGCCAGCGGAAGATCGCCGCAGTCAATCGCCCACACCATCAGCGTGGCAATTACTTCGTCCTGTTGCCCGCCGTCAGTCTCCAGCGTTCCCTCAATCCAGCCGGAAAAGTCCGGCAACAACTCTTTTTTGATGGCGGCTTTCGCGCTTCTGGCCTGTACGCCCTTTAGCCTGGCCTGTGCCAGACGCAGACGATACAGCACCTCTTCATGCGCGGTACGCGCGGCGTGGTCCACACCTTCATTCGCCCGGCCTGCGCGCTGTGCCATCACGTTCTGCCAGTGTTGTTGTGCAGGAGTAATCATTTTTTCTCTCCGTTACAGGCGGGCATGATGCCCGCCGTGAGTTGATTAGCTGTCGGCGAACTTCAGGCCAGTGATCATCGCGCACTTGCCATAGTCTTCAACGACATAAGCGTCATTGATGGACTGGTAGGTGGCGATGCGGTTGTATTCCGGCTCGTCTTTCATCAGGCGACGCATTGAACCTTTCTGCCAGTAAATCGACAGGTTGTTGAACGAGGTGATAAGCATCGTTGCATCCGGGAAGAACGGCGCAAGGAACACGCCCAGCCCGCCAATGGTGCGCGATGACAGGATGAGCTGCCCGGCAAGTAATTCCGCATTGGGATTCTGGCCGCTGATGCTGTTCAGCACGGGCAGACGCAGCGAGTTAAACAGGTTGCGCCCCATAATCACCGCGAGGTCGTCAGCTTCCTTGTGCCATTCATCCAGCAGGGATGAGCGCGCATCCTGTACCAGAGCATCGGCATTCGCATACTTACCCACGTGCGCCACAGTGTTGTCCATGTTGCGGGAGGTCAGCGTCACGTCATTCATTACGCGCTCGCTGGCATCGGTTCTGATGTGCTCCAGCCAGCCCACGTTAACGTCCTGAAGCAGCTTGTTGGTGTGAAAATCAGACTCGTAGGCGTGGGATGTGCCGTTAAAGCCAATCATGATGCGATCAAGCGCTACCTGCCGGGCGATCTGTGTACTGATACGGGACTGAAAATCGCTGTGGGCCGCCCAGGTATCAAGCTGTGGGTACGAAATAAAGGTATCGTAGTTCACCTGTTCGCACTGGTACTGACGAGACTTCATATCGATCACGTTATTCGGGTTACGGCGTTTGATGCCGTCATAACTGCTATTCGTGCGCGCAATTGGCCCGGTGGTGTCCAGGAGGATTTTTTCGCCTTTCTGGTCGGTCACGCCGATCACGTTAATTCTTTTCGTAAATTCGGTACTTTCCTTTGAGGCGTTTTCAAAACGCTGCTGCACCGCGGGTTCCACGGTAAATCGCGATACCAGTGCAGATACCGGGATATTGTTAAGCGACGCCTGCTGCGCCATATAGCAACCCAGCTTGTTGCGGGTAATATCTGACATCACCAGATTCATAAAAAATTTGCTCCTTTGTCTTATCAGAAGTCAGCCAGCTGGTCGGAGGCTGCGCCCGTTGCGGTGAAGCGGTTCTGCGGATCGCCGTCCTGCGTGCGCAGTTTTTCCTTCAATGCTGTCAGCTCTGTGGTCAGTGACGTGATTTTCTGGCGGTCCTGCTGATGGCGGGTTTCCAGCACATTAAAACGGTCGATAATGTCGGCCTGTGACGTTGCAACGCCTTCCACCGCTTCCTGAATTCGGGAGAAACTGGCGTCATCCGCTTTGCGGCCACGACCAATAATCCCCATTACGCGGTTAAACCACTGGGTGCCTTCTTCCTGGCGTTGTTCTGCCATTTCGATGATTTCAGACTCGATGGCTTCGGAGATAAGCGGTGCTTCACCCTGGATACTGTTGAACGTCATCACCGCCTGACGTTGCTGTGCCGTGAATTTCAGGCGCTCAGTGCCCAGGCTTGCCGGGGTGTCGGTCATCGCCAGCCCGACCAGATAGGCGCGCCCGTTAACGGAGAACTGCGGGTGCAGTTCGATACTGGAATAGATTTTCTTGCCGTCCGCGACAAGCTGCTTCATGCGTTCGGTAGGTTCGATTTCTGCATACAGCGCAGTACGTCCGGCCAGCGGACCTTCCGTAATGTCTTCCGTACTCAGTGCGGTGACATCGCCCATTGCGGAAAATTCGCTTGACGGGCATGGCGAGAGATAGTGCTCAACGTTCACACGGGCAGCGTAAACATCCGGGTTGAAGTTCTCGGCGGCTTCACGCAGATGCACCGGGCTGATTTCGCGGCCATCAACAGTTGATCCGGAGACAGCCACGCGAAACTTTTTGCGGGATGTCTTTTTTTCATTAGCCATAGTTTTTGCCCCTCTGACTGGTTCTTCAGTCATGATGGCAAAGCGTAACAGGCTGATACAAAGGGCTTTTGTTGTAAGAAAACGGCCAGAACAGGGGGTTAAGGAGAACGGTTTCGCGCGCGGGTAATCTTCCTGTAATTACTCAGGGGGAGCAATGATTCAGGACGCTTTTGTGCGCCAGCGTGCGCGGCAACTTTACTGGCAGGGTTATCCGCCCGCAGAAATATCACGTCTGATGGGAATAAACCCGAACACGATTTATGCGTGGAAAAAACGCGACCAGTGGGATGAAACGCCACCCGTGCAGCGTGTCACGCAGTCCATCGATGCGCGCCTCATCCAGCTTACTGAAAAACAGAATAAAACAGGCGGTGACTTTAAGGAAATAGACCTGCTGACCCGGCAGCTTAAAAAAATGCATGATGGCCAGCCGGATGCGACGGCCACAGGAAAGAAAGGCCGGGCGAAAAAACTCAAAAATCATTTCACGCCGGAACAGATTGCCGCACTGCGGGAAAAAATCATCAGCAGGCTGGAGTGGCATCAGCGGGGCTGGTTTGACTCCCTGACCCTTTGCAGGGAAGCCGGGATACGTAACAGGATGATCCTGAAATCCCGACAGATTGGCGCGACCTGGTATTTTGCACAGGAAGCACTGCTGATGGCGCTGCGTGACGATGTGGCGCAACCTTACCAGCGTAACCAGATTTTTTTGTCTGCGTCGCGTCGTCAGGCGTTCCAGTTTAAAAGCATTATTCAGAAGGCTGCGGCTGAAGTTGATGTGGAGCTGAAAGGGGGCGATAAAATCATCCTCTCCAACGGCGCAGAGCTGCATTTTCTTGGTACTTCTGCTGCGACGGCACAGTCCTACACGGGCAATTTTTATTTTGATGAATTTTTCTGGGTCAGTCGCTTTGCTGAACTGCGCAAGGTGGCTGGCGCTATGGCAACCCTCAGCGGACTGCGGCGCACCTACTTCTCCACGCCATCCACCGAAACGCACGAGGCATACGCCTACTGGAACGGCGACCGCTGGAACGAGAAAAAGGCCACGCATAAACGCCAGCGTTTTTCTGTGGACTGGAAAACGCTGCATAACGGGCTTATCTGCCCTGACCGGACGTGGCGGCAAATTGTCACGCTGGAAGATGTGGTTAAACACGGCTGGAAACACACCGATATCGACGAAATTCGTGATGAAAACACCGAAGACGAGTTCCTCAATCTCTATATGTGTGAGTTTGTCCGCGAAGGGGAATCGGCATTTAACCTGAATATCCTGATTGGCTGTGGTGTTGACGGATACGACGACTGGAAAGACTGGAAACCTTTTGCTCCCCGCCCGATGGGGAATCGTCCGGTATGGATTGGGTATGACGCAAACGGCAGTAGTGGCAACGGCGACAGCGGCGCTGTGTCCGTGGTGGTTCCTCCGGCTGTTCCTGGAGGCCGTTTTCGAACGGTGGAGACGCGACGCGTTCAGGGGCTGGAGTTTGAAGAACAGGCCAGAGTCATTGAAGAGTTCACGTGTCGCTACAACGTGGAACACATCGGCATTGATGTGACAGGCGGGAACGGGGAGGCTGTTTATCAGATAGTGAAACGGTTTTTCCCTGCTGCTATTCCGTACACCTTCACGCTGTCATCAAAACGGTCGCTGGTACTGAAAATGCTGCAAATAATGCGTGCCGGGCGGTGGGAATACGATCGCGCCGAACGCGAGCTGGTCGCGGCCTTTAACGCCGTGCGTAAGGTGAAAACACCGGGCGGCTTTATCACTTACGAAACGGACCGAGCGAGGGGGATCAGCCACGGCGACCTTGCGTGGGCAACCATGCTTGCTGTCATTAACGAACCGATTGGCGGCGAAGGAGAAAACGAGCGTTTCACGGTTATGGAGTTCTGATGAGCAGAAAAAATAAAAAAGTGCGCATGAGTTCACGCATTGATCTCGCTGATGCGCTCAGGAAAGAATCATCGCTCAGTGCATTCACTTTTGATGGTCCTTATCGCCTGACCGGGCATGATTTGCTGGACAATATGTACTGTGCTGATAACGGGCGGTGGTATGAAACCCCGGTGGACTGGTACGGTCTGGCAAGAGCCGCCCGGCAAACGTCCTGGCATCAGTCTGCGCTTTACTTTAAGCGCAATGTATTGCTCGGTTGCTATATTCCGCACCCGCTGCTTTCCCGGCAGGATTTCTCGGCGCTGGCGCTGGACTGGTTTGTGTTCGGTAATGCATTCCTTGAGCTTCGAAGCAATATGCTCGGCGAACCGCTTAAATTACGGCACGCCCTGGCGAAATACATGCGACGCGGAAGCGATCTTGAATCATGGTGGTATGTGCAGGATGGTAAGGACGCGTTTCAGTTTCGCCCTGGCAAAGTGTGCCACCTGATGAATCCGGATATTAACCAGGAAATCTACGGCATGCCGGAATATCTCGGCGCATTACTCTCGGCCAGCCTGTCTCATTCGGCGGACATGTTCAGAAAACTGTACTACGACAACGGATCCCACGCCGGGTGCATCATCTACATCGGTGCAGCGCAGGTAAACCGCGAAAGCATGGACTCCCTGAAAGAAACGCTACAGGGGGCACGTGGTGGTGGTGCGTTTAAAAACGTGCTCATTCATGCGCCCAACGGGGGCAAAGAGGGGGTGCAAATTTTGCCGTTCCAGCAGATCACCGCAAAAGATGAATTCATGAATGTTAAGGCGGCATCCCGTGATGATGTGCTGGCTGCGCACCGCGTTCCGCCGCAACTGATGGGGGCGATGCCGGGCGAAAAAAGTGCGTTTGGCGATGTGGAGAAGGCAGCGCGGGTTTACGCAATTAACGAGCTGATGCCCGTCATGGAGGCTATGAAGCACATCAATGGCTGGCTTGGCGAAGAGGTGATCCGTTTTAACTCTTATGCTCTTCTTGATGAAAAAACAGCCCCGTGATGGGGCTGTCCTTTTTACCAGAGTTGAACCATTTTCTGGGTGCCGTCAGGCTTGAGATTATCAATTTCAGAGAGAACGTAATATTGAATGGCTTCACAAACGGTGGTGTAGGGTGAATTACCTTCTTTAAGTGGCACGATATTATTATTAACGCGAACCTGTATTTCATCGTTATACATTGCGATCGAAACAGGAGTGTGCACGAACGCGACTTCGCCAGGTGTGTCGTCAACCACCGTTTCAATACTAAAAGTCAGTTTTCGCTCATCATTGCTGCCCCGTGCTTTGGGGGTAGCGGCAGGGATCTGGGATAAAGGCATTCTGCGAAATCCTTCGGCTGCTTCCAGTCCGCATGAAACGTAATGCTGGCGATTACCGTCGCTATCTGTCCAGGTCTGTGATGGCAGCTCCAGCGAGATTTCATAAGCATCAACAATGCCCTGGGCAAGGCGCACAAGCGGGGTCAGATCTTCATTGCGGCGAAAGCTCTCCTTTACCTGCTCCCGTTTTTCTCTTAACTGCTTGTAATTAATGACCATAAGACAGCCTCCATTGATTTCTTTGCTCGTATTTTGCACTTATGAAGTATGGTCGGCAAGGTGCCGTATCGCTGACGCGCTTCGCTTGTCTGCTGCTTCGCCGGGGCATAAAAAATTTATGCCCCGGCTCTCCAGCTCCTGTATCAATCAGATAATTTCACGACGCCTTCCAGTTTATCGCCACCATCGACGGTCAGACTCTTACGCAATTCCACCGCGTTGACTGTATGTTCTCGCTGCCTCAGTGCGATTTTGACGGCCTTACCTTTCACCCCATCAAATCAAAAGCCCTCACGCCTTTTTCATGCTCAGCGTGAGAAATATGGCCATTCTGTTGTGTCTCTGCGACATCGTTCAGGGAATGCTATTTACCCCCTGAAACGCGGGCTGTTCCCCCGTCACCTGCGCGCAGAAAAAATGCGTTTTTTTGTGCACGCACGGATCCTTGACGGATCCAGCCACCATGCGGGCTGGAAGGGTAAAAAGTCGTTCAAAAAAATTGTGCAAATTTGTGCACAATTGTGCATTGCGCACTTGTTATAAATAAACAAAAAAAGAGCCGCTATTGCGGCTCAATATAATCCAATATGGCAAGAGAGATTTGGATTCATTCGAAACTGGCAAGAATCTGTTCTCGAACAGAAGATTTCATCGTTAACCCACGATCTAGGAAAAATTGGAAATGCATTAAGGCTTGTTGTTTGTGGATAAGTCTCCTGTGCACAGCCTCTTGAAGTAGCCCTCCGTGGCGGGCGGCTTTTACACCGCGTTCCGCACACGTTTTATAAACCGCATTATCCGCCGAAAGACATGTTGCATCATGTATTCTCGCGTTAACAACGCAGCTTATGTCCGCATACTTCAATGCTCTCCTGCGATTTTTTATCTCAGCCATTTCAATAAAATGTTCAGGTTCGTAATCATTGGTGAAATTGTATGGAAGTTGCAGGCGTGTAAGCTGTTCCTGAACATCAAGATTGTATTTAGCTTTTAGTTCCTCGCAGACATAGGGGTCAATCCACACACCACCCGGGTAAATTTGCCAGATAAGATCTAAGCATTTACCTTCGTAAAAATCAGACAGTACATTCGTATCGATAACACATCTGGGGCATTCAAACGGCATCCTCTCCGGCCTCCTGTTCGTCGTACCATTCATCCAGAAGATTGCTGAGAGCTTTTCTGTCTAATTCTAAAAGTTCAGATATGAAGGTTTCCGACGCGGAACCGGCTTCCCATGCTTTACGCGATAAGACGGTTAGGCGGCCTTTATAATTTAGTGCTTCCCTAATGGGATTTGGCTCGTGTCTCTTCCAACCTTTACGATTGGCGGTTGCCCATAGGTATCTAGTGTTTTGTTGATTAATTAAATTACATTTACTAAGACGATCGATGATGCAAGTGGCTGATACTCTGAAAATGCTTTTTAGTCTAAGGACGGTTTCCTCATACGCCCATCCACCACCTTGCATGACGAATTGTTTTCGCAATGCGCTTTCTGGTACCAAAAAACAAGCAGCAAAGTGATTAGCAACTTTTTCTTCCGGTGAAATTGCTTTGCCATTGGTTTTATAGCTTTTAGCAGGGCCATCATACTCATCACGGTGGAAGATAAGATGAGCATATTCATGGCAAATACTGAAGATTTGACGTTCTATTGAAATGCTATCGTGAACATTTACATAAATCGCGGTACCGTATTTGTTCGAAAACGCAGAAAATCCGAATACCATCCCTTTATCAGTTTCTTCGCGATTGAACGGGATTACTCGAATATCCGATGCTTCCAAAATGGCTACAATGTCACCAACGCAAGTAGCGTTTCCTATACCAAGACGGAAACGTTCTTCCATAGCCTTATCTTCGACTCTTCGCAAATCTTCTGCTTTGGCGGTAAAAATAGGCATTGAGTTAGGAAGATCTTCTGGCAAATTAGCATCTGCAGCTTCCTCAATTGCATTGATATTTTTTAACTTTTCAATCAACTCATTGCGAAGTTTGGCATCCAACAAATCCGGACTATCTGCTCGCATTGCAAAACGAAACTCGCCATCATCTTGCTCATAAAAATACCCGATAGGCTTATCGAAAATCTTGCAGAGCATGATGAGTTGGGTAACGCTTGGGACGCCTAGCGCCTGCTCAAACTTACTGTAGGTTTGACGAACAACACCGATCGCATCTGCGACGGCGCTTGCACTCATTCCTGCGTCGTTTCTGGCCTGAACCAAGCGTTCTGCTATACGCTGTTGAATGTTCATACGTCACCTGAATTTAACAATGGTGGCTCTTATGGGTTTAGATTGGTTAATTATTACTAACATTATGAATGGAGAGTTGCAAAAATCATAGTTAAATTATGCAAATTTCATGGAGCGTGATGTGGTGTGGGTTCACACTCTCTGCTGATTACATCTAGGGCGGTTTCCGCCCTGGCTCTGCTTACTCAGGAAATAGCGCCCGGATATTTCCGGCCATCTGACTGGTTATCTGTGCGGTTGGTACTGGCTGTGACACGGGGCGTTCTGTCCTGGGCCGTTCTCAGTCCATGCCAGCTTGATGTTGGTGGAGCCGTCATCGATACAAATTTTCATGTCGCTTTTCCTTATGTTGATTAATTAATCGTTTACGGGATTCTGAAATCCCGTTTTCGCCTGTTTTGCGCGCGCTTCATATATCGCGGCGCGTTTTTTGCTCATTTACGGGATTTGTGAATCCCGTTTCTGTCTGTTTTTGTTTCCACTGGTCAGGACACCCCGCAGCAGGTCTGCTTTGCGGCGGGCGCGTTCAGTGGTTTCACTGATTCTCTGTGCGTGCTCTGCGTCACGGATGGCGCGCAGCATGTCAGAAAGCACGGTAACGGGAGTTTTCATGGTGTTCTGGTCCTGCTGAATTGTGGATGCCAGGCGTGCAGCGGCTTCAGGGTCTGATGCCCCGAGCTGTTTCAGATAGCTGGAAATCGGGTTATGGCGGATTTCCGTGCTGTTTACGCCGTGATTACGGCTCAGGCGCTGCCAGAGCTGCGTGATTCGGCTGTCCGGTCGGGTATCTGGTTTGCGTACAATTTCAAATCCCTGCGGTGCAATGATGCTGCCGTCAACGTACAGACTGCCGCCTCGTAACAGGTGCTGCATCTGCTGTTCACCGATATGCAGGCCGAGAGATTCGGCAGATTCCCGCCATTCTTTAGCGAGTAATTCGTGGTTATCAGGCAAAGGCCGCTGATGTTTGCGGCTCTGTGTCCAGCTCTGCATTTCATCGCTGCTGTTTTTTGTCTGTTTGTCACGAAGCGAACGCATCAGCGCCCGGCGTTCGTGTCGTTTCAGTGAGCGCATCCATTCGTTCACTTCAACGCCGTCAGGGAGCTGCGGCCACGGTGCTGGCCGTTCTTCCGGCTGTTCTGTCCCGTTGTTGTCCGTTTCCTGTACACGGGGACAGTTATTGCCACGAGTCCAAGGGGCGGCAGGGCCGCCCTGAAGGTCAAAACCATTTTCGCGGGAGCTATCTTCCGCTTCCGGTTTGCGTCTTACCAGCTTCCAGTTATCCGGATGCGTGCATACGCGGGAAGACTCCCCGATGAGCGGCGACCAGATCCCGTAAATCTGTACACTCTGCTCACCGTAATCGTTCAGTTCATCTGCGAGGTCGTAGGCGGTGCGAATCAGGTAGTCTTTGCGTGGAACAAGCACGCCACCCTGTTTTTCAATGTAGGTGGCAAAACACCCGGCATCAGCGGCAGCGAGTACCGCATCCATTGCGTCATCCTTCAGCCGTTGCGGGCCTTCCGGGTTGCGTGCCATCTGGCTGGCAAGGCGGCGCAGTTCACGCCACACCTGACGGGAGGGGATACCAAAGAACTGGAACTGGCGGATTCGGTGAAGGCGCGCCCAGCCGATGGCGCGTTCCACGCTCTCGGCCATTGATTTTCCGGTTTCGTGGTCAACGCGTGGCTTGCCCGTTTTCGGGTCGATGCCATCCACGGCGCGGCTGTCCAGGTTCTTTCCGATGTAGGTGGCGATGTAGCTGGTTGGCGTGCCTTTTGAGCCGTCGACGTACTCCGCCTTAAAACGCGGAGTTATGTCATCGCCCAGCTCGTGGCGGTCTTCCTGAATGGCAATATCGCAGACGTGGGACACGATGGTTTCAATCTCGTCCGGATGTGCAAAGACCATCATATGCCAGTGCACAGTGCCGTCATGGTGAGGCTCCACCGTGCGGATGCCATACCAGCGCAGACCGTCGCGGTTCAGTTTTTTGCGGACCGCCGCAAAAAACGTGTTAACCAGATAATCGCTGGAGTCGCGCATGGTGGCCCCGTTCCATTTGGGGTTCGGATGACCGTTCTCTGTTGTAGCGTGGTATTTTGACGGGCAGGTGACAGTCAGAAACACCGCTCTGTCGCCACGGGCTTCGGCCAGAAGTTCCAGCCCCTTCATGGTGGCCATCATTTCTGCCTTACGGTGAACCGGGTTACTTACTCCCGCGTAATACACTGTCTCGAGATCAATCGTGAACCCGTCTTCGTTTTCCAGCATGAAACTTTTCAGGAAATCGCGTGTTTTCTCGCGCTGTGCGCGAAACTCGCTTAACGCGTCCTGGCTCAGATAGGGCGATGTTTTTCTGGAAACCAGACAGGCGGCGCGGAGTTGTTCTTCTCTCCACTCGCAACGTAACAGCCACAGTTTGCGTTTCCACCATTCCGCACAGGTCAGGCGAAGGATTGCGCCCGGCAGCAGTTCTGTGTCCGGTTCGTTCCTCCGGTCTTTGTCTGTTGTCAGTGCGTCATAATGCGGAGGCATGGCGTGCAAGTGTAACGCCATGCGGGCCAGCATCTGATACGCCTTCAGCGTTACATCCATGGTCAGCTCGCCATCAGTCGCGCCAAAACCATCGCAGAGTTTTTCGAAGGTGCTGCTGAACATCGCCGCCGTCATGGTGGCCAGCGTCTGTATCTGGTGTTTGTTGAGTTGCGGCAGGGAAAGCAAATCGTCCAGGCGTTCACGTCCGGCAAGGGACCGATAACCCGGTGTCAGCCAACGGCTGTCGGTGCGGTCCAGACGTACGAATATTTTGCGCAGGGTTCCGCGTGCATAGCGTTCCGCCTGCCAGCTCTTTTTGCCTTTCCGGCGATCGGCTTCCTGTTTTTTGCGCAGGAAGGAGAGGTGGCGAATAAGCGGATCGCGCAGATAGGACGGCAGCAGGCGCAGCGAGGCCATGGCTTCATCCACCGCGCCACGTGCCTGTTTTCTGGCTTCTCTGGCCAGTGTGATGGTTTTGTCCTGTTTTTCCTGTGCGTCCAGGCTTTTATTAATCAGGTTGCCCAGCGGCGTGGCGGAGAACGCCGCATCAGCCATTTCCTGGCGGCGCTCGTTCTCTGCCCGGTAGGCATCCAGCCAGGAGGAAAGCTCGGATTCAGGAGCGGGGATTCCCGTTCCTTCACGACCCACTGCGTGGCGCGGTTGTTGCCAGTCCCTGATGTACTCTGCCGTCATAGTGATTTACTTCGTCATGCCATTCAGGGTGTCGCGGCAGACTGTAGCCAGCCGCTGAATTTCCAGCACGGTGTCTTCTGTGTCGGCATGGCGATGTGTGATGCGGATGCTGTCGGCAATCACATCGACGATTGCAGAGGATGGGCGCTGGTAAATGCCAATAACGGACGGGGTGCCACCTTCAATGCGGTAAAGCCTGTAATTTTCCTCATGGCTGTCAATCATGTAGCGACCATCAATAACAATCTTTCCGTCAGCGAGCTGCGGTACAGGCAGGGATTTCAGGTACATGTCATAACGATCACGCACGCGAGCGGCAAGATCACGTTCTGTGTTGAGCAGGTATTCAAGAAAGTCGTTGGCGAGAATCATTGCGGCAATCCTCTTGCTACAGATGTGCGAAGGCCTCCCGCCGCAAGGTGCAGGAAAGGCCTGGAACAGGAATTAATGGAGTTTGTTTTGCTGCTGGATGAGCTGCTGAAGCTCGCGCAGATCATCCGCCAGATAGCTGAAAACAGAGGCGGAATAAATGTTTGATAGTGCGTGGCTGCGCTCATGCAGCATATTGATGTGCATGATTTGCGCGACGCGTGATGCGCGGAAAAGTCTGCGGTTGATTTCAGTCTGGATGTGACGACGCTCCGCGATAGCGCGGTGCTGTTTGCGGTTTGCCATGATGTGGCCTCTCTGTTAGTTAGTTTTGAAAACTCACCATCCAGAGGTTCCAAGCTCGGGGTGGTGAGACGTACAGGGTTGGAACTACCGGCTAACAGAGGACCCGGCCCAGCTGATGCTGGCCCTGTACGCCCCACCATAATTCTGACGCGAAAAAGACGTGGCGATACGGCACGCACAAAAAAACCGCTGGCGCGGTTGTGCGCTCTGTTAGTCTGCGGGGTTCCAATCCCGGCACCCGTTTTATGAGGTGCAGCGGAAATGTAACCTGACTGATTGCGGCATGGCAAGCGGTTTTTTTGTGAGAACGGCATACTAAAAAATCCTGATACTGCTCCGGCCAGCGGTTTTCACTGGCCGGGTTTAATTACTTCACCGGAACAAACGGAACAGCGGTGTTACTGGTCATGTATTGCGGTAGCGTGCCGTTCCATTTGTTAATCGCTTCCAGCTCCATAACGCCGGGATTCTGGCGCAGAGCTTCACCGCGTAAACGAATGGCGTCGGCTTCAGCCTGGGCTTTTGTGCGAATGGCATCGGCTTGTCCGGCAGCTTCTGCGCGCAGCATGTTGGCTTCAGCTTCGCGTTGCTTGACTTCCTGTTCACGTTGCAGGGTTTTCTGGTTTGCCGTGACTTTGGCATTAATGCTGTCGATAACGGTTGGCGGGTATTCCGGCTTACCCACATAAGAGAGGCTCATTACCTGAATGCCGATAGGTGTCATTTCTGCCTGAATGTCTTTAAGTGCTGAATCCAGCAGTTCAGACTTGCCACCGTCGATAAATTTATCGGTGGTCATTTTGCTGGCCAGTCGGTTGAGTGCGTCGGCGATCTTCTGGCGCAGGTCAGTGTCGGTAATGTCATCCACGCCTTTGCGGTAGGTCTGAAACACTATAGTAACTTTGGATGGATCAACCTTGTAGGCCACACCGATGTGATAGCCGATGGTTGTGCCGTCACTCATCTGAAAGCTGAACGGCTCATTGTAGGTCTTCATTTGTTTGAAGGTCGGGAAGATGTAAACCTCGGTATTCCAGCCAGTCCAGTAGCGGCCAACGCCAACCACTTCGCCAACGCCTTTGTCGTCGCCCAGCTTGTTGACTTTGATGCCCACATTACCTGGCTCAACGCGATCGCAGCCAACCAGCAGGATGGCGGCAAAAAGCGGGAGAATCTGAAAGAGTTTGAATTTCTTCATTGTTTAATTTCCTTGATGTACTTACTGAAAAGGCGAACAACGCCTGCCGGGTACAGCATGGCAATGAAAATGCCCAGCAATACCAGGAAAGAGCTGTCTGATGAAATCATTCGGGGGAGTACCCCTACATACAGAATGAGAGAGACGAGGACGCATACCAGCGCCCATGCATATGCACGAAACCATGTCTTGTTGTTCATGTTGCGGCCCTTACTGGTTAAGGAAAAAATCGAAAACCTTGTCAATGCGTTGCAGCAGCTCTTGCTGTATTGCTTCCGGCGTTTCCGGTTCGCCTGGCGCCTCCAACGTCGCGCAGAAATCAGCGATTTCATGATGGAGTGTCAGGCGAATGGCAGGGGCCGTGGTTCTGGCGTGCTCCAACTCATCCAGCAGTGCCAACACCACTGACGGTTGTAAGCTCACGCGAGATGGTAGTGATTCATGGGGGGTATTCTTTGCACGGCAGTCGCCAGTTCGCGTAGTTCCTGGTGGTTGATGATGCTCATGCTCTGGCTTCCTTCAGTAACTGGTTAAACATATTGGTAAGTGGATTGCCGCACCCGAACGGCATCGGGTTTACCTGGTAAGAGAAGCGACCACCTGTTTTGCGCTCTTTTCTTATGACTGAACCGCTACGCCAGAGTCGGCGTAACTCCGCATTAATAGCTGTGGTTGGGGTATTCAGTGCTGCGGCGATTTCTCCACCGCTACACCCCGGATTGGCGGCGATATAGTCCAGAATGGTCATCTGCATGACTCCTGTACCTGTCGGATAAGGTTCACCCGCACCACGTTGGTGGCGCAGAAGTAAGTGCCGTCAGTGAGGTAGATGTGGTGAGCATCCTTTTCTGAACGGTGTTTGTCGATTGTGGTAATCAGGCGTTCGTCGACTTCGTATTCACGTCCTCTGGAGGTAAAACGAACGACAGGAAAGTGCTTAATTGCCATTGCGCCCACTGTTCTGTTTCTGGCGACGGATGCGGGATAGCTGGATTTCCAGCTCTTCAATGTGGTCGTGCAACTCGTCTATTTCGGCGAAAAGCGAATCAAGGGTTGATGAGAGTTCCGTTAACAGGGCCTTTGCCGCCAGTGCAACAGTAAACGTGCCGATGTCGCGTTCCGGGTCAATTTCACTAACAAGTGTTCTGGTTAGTTCAAGAGCGACGGGTAGCGCCTCTTCCAGTTTGCAATCCTGGAGATGAGCAAGAATAGTTAATGCGTCGCATTGAATTTTGTCTTCTTTATTTTGTTTCATCGTTGCCGCCTTATTTGAATGTACAAAGCCCTCCGCGAGTGCGGATTGTTTTCATGTTTTCTTATTTAATCGTGTGTTTTATTTGTGCTGTTATTCTTCAGTGAAAAAACGCTCAATCTTTTTTACTGAATGAATAATTCGCACAATGCCAATTGCGCAGACCACTGAAATAATCAGAACAATCCATGACATAAATATACTCATGCGATATTCCCCAGCTTATACGGTTCAATATGTTCTCCGCATTCTGCGGCACAGATCAGCTCGGAAAGTTCGTTAAGTGCATCCAGATCATCAGCGTAAAAAGCCACGTCATACAGACTCCGGATTGCCCTGGTCAATGAGTCACGGGCTGCACGTTCAGCATGAACGCCTGATGCGCTTAAGCGAAAATAAAAACGCTCAAGTGCTTTGTTGATGAGTGTTTTATATTCTTTGTCCATTGCAACACCCTTTAATCTGCTTTCTGGATTTCAGCTTCTGAATCCATGCAAATAATTTCGATATAGGGTTCATTGCCATTAACCTGACGTGCCTTTTCAGCTTCGCTAATGATTTCGCGTACAGTCTGGTACGGAAGTTCTACGGTCAGGCGCGTGCCGTTCAGATAAACGTAAGTAGCTGCATTTTTTTCTGATGGGACGACGCCATCAGTAGCTGATGCGCGTAATAACAGTTCACCGCGAAGGTAATGACTCCAACTTATTGATAGTGTTTTATGTTCAGATAATGCCCGATGACTTTGTCATGCAGCTCCACCGATTTTGAGAACGACAGCGACTTCCGTCCCAGCCGTGCCAGGTGCTGCCTCAGATTCAGGTTATGCCGCTCAATTCGCTGCGTATATCGCTTGCTGATTACGTGCAGCTTTCCCTTCAGGCGGGATTCATACAGCGGCCAGCCATCCGTCATCCATATCACCACGTCAAAGGGTGACAGCAGGCTCATAAGACGCCCCAGCGTCGCCATAGTGCGTTCACCGAATACGTGCGCAACAACCGTCTTCCGGAGCCTGTCATAC